AGGGTGACCTTATTCATTTGCCTATGGCAAATAAAACATTTGAAATACAATTTGTAGAGCATGAAGTCCCATTCTACCAGTTAGGTAAAGTGCATGTATGGGGTTTACGTTGTGAGTTGTTTGAATACAGCGACGAAGACTTCAACACTGGTGTTGCAGAGATTGATGCAGTTGAAGTTAACTTTGCTAACGCAGTTACTATTAACGTTGCAGATGGTGGCACAGGAGACTTTGTTGCAGGAGAGATTGTAACAGGTGGTAGCTCTAACGTAACATCTGAAGTTAAGTCATGGAATTCTGCTACAAGACAGTTAATTGTTTACAACAGGTCTGGTATGTATGCTATACCTGAGACATTGACAGGCAATACATCTGGTGCAGCATGGACTTCTGCTACATATAATACACTAAATAATATGAATAGCGAAACAGACCAAAACTTCACACTTGAAACACAGGCAGATGCTATTATAGATTTCACTGAGAGTAATCCTTTCGGTGACTTTGGAAACTCTGGAGGTACCTTATAATGTTAGGGACATATTCTTATCATGAAATAATTAAAAAGACTGTTATCGGTTTCGGTACACTTTTCAATAATATTGAAATCCGACGCACTAAAGGTAGCAAAACAGAGGTGATGAAAGTCCCTCTTGCTTATGGTCCTAGACAAAAGTTTCTTACTCGCTTAGCTGCAGTAGGAGATTTAACTACTAAAGACCAAGTGCAGATTACTTTACCTAGATTATCTTTCGAGATACAAGGTATTAGTTATGACGCAACAAGAAAACTTTCACCTACACAATATATCCGCAACACTAAAGCTGCGGGAGACAATGTAAAAAGTTATATGCCAATACCATATAACATTAATTTTGAATTGTCTATCATGGCAAAGAATCAAGATGATTCTCTACAAATACTAGAGCAGATTCTTCCATTCTTTCAACCTTCATTTACTATCACAATGAATCTAGTCCCAGAACTAGGTGAGAAGAGAGACTATCCAGTCACTCTAACTGCTATTGATTATGAAGATGTTTATGAGGGAGATTACGATACACGTCGTACTCTGGTTTATAATTTATCATTTATAGCTAAGACATTTCTATACGGTCCTGTGCAAGACGCAGACTCAGAGATTATCAAGAAGGCTATTGTTGATTATAATACAAAAGATAAAACCATGCCTACAAGGGAGGTTAGATATCAGGTGCAACCAGACCCAATTTCTGCTGACCCTGACGACAACTTTGGTTTTAACGAAATATACAGTGAGTTTACAGATGCCAAGTCGAGAAACCCAGTCACAGGACAAGACGAGTAAGTTTGATGGTATCGAGGAAGCCCTTGATGTCCAGTCAGATATCGTCCCTGTAGAAAAACCAAAAGTAGAAGTAGTTGATACTACATCTACAAAAGAGCAATTAAAGAAAGACTATGAGTATACTCGTGGTCATCTATACTCATTGGTTGAAAAGGGTCAAGAAGCGGTAGACGGTATACTTGAGTTGGCACAAGAGTCAGACCAACCTCGTGCGTTTGAGGTTGCAGGACAGTTAATTAAACATGTCGGAGACGTTGCTGACAAACTTGTAGACCTACAGAAGAAGGTCAACGAGATTGAAAATCCTAAGAAAGATAAGCAAGTTAATACTACAAACAATACAATGTTTGTTGGTAGCACAGCTGACCTTGCTAAATTCTTAAAACAACAACGCGATAAATAGTCTAGTAAGGAGAATCCAAATACAATGTCAGTATTAAACGTCATTGACACACAAACAATTACAGGGTCTGGCTCAGGTTATATCACTGTAAAATCTGGCGTGATTCGTGCATACGCGGCAAGTGCTTCAACTATTCAGATTGATGCAGGACCTGCTATAACTCTTGCTGCAGGAGAAGCAATTCTTTTGTCTGTGGGTAAATCGAAGAATGCTCAAATTAAAGCAGCTACTGATGCTGCCACTATGGTTGTTACTGTATTAGGTGGTGGTACTCCTGCTCATAGATTCGTAGTCGGAGATTACATCTCGACTGCTGCAGATGGTGATGCAGCATTCACATCTGATTTCGTAACAGCAGCGAGTGGTGGTAAGAAGATTACTGCTATCACAGATACAACTATCACTACAGATTATGACTCGTCAGGAGCTAGTGGAGATTACGCACTTGCATCAGCAAAACTTGAAGCAGGCACAGTCCCTGTTATTCAGAAAGCAGTTAAACTTACTGCAGGGTCTGCCAACGTTGTCGTTGAGCAAGTCCAGATTGTCGGAGGCTAAGTCATGCCTGCTGTCTCAAGAAAACAACAAAGATTCTTCGGGATGGTTAGAGCGGCTCAGAAAGGGGAAATGGAAAATCCCTCGCCTGAGGTTGCCGAAGTTGCTGCCACCGCCAAGCGTTCCAGCGTAAAGAAATTCGCTTCTACTAAACATAAAGGTTTACCTGAGAAAAAGAAAATGAATGAAGAAGGTTACGACCACTGGAGAGACAAGCAACTTGAGAAGTATGGCTCAGGTTATAGGTCTGCAGGAAGTCGCAAAGGTATTGCAAGGTCTGGTGGGACTCAACCTAAACCTATGCCTAAGAAAAAGGATGACGGTAAGGATACCGCACTTGAGAGGGTAAAGGCAGATATTAGGAAGAAGTATGGAAAAGGTGCAATCATGGGAGAGGAGAATCTTGAAGAGAAAAAGAAAGGTCTATGGGACAATGTGCATGCTAGAAGAAAAGCAGGCAAACCCAAGAGAAAGCCAGGTGATAAAAATTACCCAGAAACACTCAACGTCGAAGACGTTAACTGTGATGAGAGAAAGAAAATGGTTGCAGACCATGGGGCTCTTCATAATAAGAAGTCAGATGAGACTGGTGGAATGCCTAGACAGGTTGCTGCAAAAAATCGAGTTGCTACTAAACAAGGTGTGGATGAAGAAGTCATCACTGAAAGACAAAAAGATAGTGACAATCAAAGACTGAGTCTAGAGCGTGGTCGCTCTAACTATGGTAAGGCATCTATTAGAAACATGAGAGCAACAGGCACAGGTGGTAATGCTGCTGACCCTGCTGAAAGACTTGTGGCAATGGACGCAAGACATAAAAGACACTTCAAAGCACGTGGTGTGAAGACTAAGGGTATGAAAGAAGAGACAGCATTAGATAAAGCAAAGAAAAATATTGGTAGAGACCCAGATAAGAAGACTTGTTGGAAAGGATACAAGGCAGTAGGCACTAAGATGAAGGGCGGTAAGTCTGTGCCAGATTGTCAGAAAGAAGGTGTGATGGGTATGGTGAAGAGAGCAGCAGGAATCAAACAGAAACCAGCTAAGAAAACAACTGGTAGAGATGCAGGAGCTATTGCTCGTAAGATACTGAAAGACAAAGAGCACAATAAATATGTTAATTTCTTACCCGCAAACGAAGAAGTATATACAGGACCTGACAAGAAAGATAGAGCAGTTATCAAGAAGATGGATAACAAAAAGTTTGCTGCTAAACTATCAGACTACGAAAAGAATATGAGTCCTGAGAAACGTCAGGCACTTAAAGACAAAGCAACTAAGGGTATGAAGTTTACACATGAAGGCACATCTTATGGTTTATATAAAGGGTCTGGTAAACCAGGTGGTGCTATGAAGAAGTTTCTTGATAAGAGAGCAAAGATGCTACAGAAGAAGAGAGATTCGCAGTCTGATGCTGCTAAGAATAATCCTCATTTTGATAGCACACAACCCTCACCATCAGGTAGAAACAAGTATGAGCAAGTAAGTTTCAAAAACTTTATAAACGAGAGTAGTCTTTCAAGAATAAAAAGCAAATCAGATAAAGGTGGCATTGCTATCATGTCTGCTGAAAGAGGTGACAAATCCAAAAAGGAAAATAAAGCTCGCTCTAAGCAATTAGATAAGGATATTCGTGGCAAGTTTGGTAGAGGTGCTACTAAAGTAACTGGCTCTTACATGGAGAAGGGTGATGATGGAAAAGAGAGAAAGGTAAAAGAGAAGAGTCATGTGA